ATATGTTAATATCTGCTAGAGAGTTCTATCATATATATGAAGATAACTCTAAGTTAGGATTTAACATAGAGGTGGCTAATCCAAAGAACACTTGGTATCTATCTACACCAGATAGAAAGTATATATCAGATCCAACAGGTAGAGCACAAGGTGCATATGCTGCTGGTACTGTAACAGTTATGGAACTATCTGAAATTATTGAATCTATTCCTGATCTTACTAAGCAAGAGATAGATCACCTTAGATCATCATTACAAGATTATGGATTAATCAATGTACGTGAATCTAATCTTGGTAATCCTAATGCTCCAGAAGGTATTGACTCTGTAAACTATGATACATTTGACCCTCTTGTTCTACAAACAAGAATGATGATAGAGAGTGAGATGAAAGAGAACAATGATGGACTTAAAGATTTCTTAGGACTAACAAACAATGTTAGTTCATTTGGATATAAGTATGTTGTTGTAAGAAGCTATTGGATATCTAAAAAAAAAATAGGTAAGTTGATTTATATAGATGAAATGGGTAACGAGCAATCAATGCTTGTTGATGAGTCATATAAATCAGGAACTATTCCTACACAAGAATCATTAGAATGGGGATGGATTAACCAATGGTACCAAGGAACAAAGATTGGTCCAGACATCTATCACATTAAACCATTCAAACTATTAAACTATTGTCCTATTATAGGTACTATACATGAGGTGAAGAACACAGAGGCTAAATCTCTTGTTGATCTCATGAAGCCTTTCCAAGTAATATATAATGTATGTATGAACCAACTTTACAAACTACTTGAGAAAGAAGTTGGTAAGGTGCAGCTTATGTCATTAAGACACATTCCTATTCCTAAAGATGGAGATGCACAAGATGCCTTAGACATATGGGAAATGGAAGCACGTAATAGAGGTGTGGTGTTTATTGATGATAGCCCAGAGAACATGAAGAGTCCTAGCTCATTCAATCAATTTACAGCTCTTGACCTTACACGTACGCAAGAGATACAATCTAGATATAATCTTGCTATGCAGATTAAACAAGAATGTTGGGAACTTGTAGGTATGTCTAAGCAACGTATGGGATCTGTTTCTGCTTCTGAATCAGCAACAGGTACAAACACTGCAATGCAACAGAGTTATTCTCAAACAGAACCTCTATTCGTGGCACATGAGTATGTGATGGGACAATTGTATCAAAGTATTATAGATGCTGCTCTTTATGTAGAATCATCTAAACCACAATCCACTCTATCATATATTACATCTGAAGGAGAATCTGCATTTGTACAAGTGAATGGAACAGATCTTAGATTTAGAGATTTGAAAGTGTTCCTTACTAATAGACCAGAAGATACACAAATGTTTAATGAACTTAGACAATTGTCTCAAGCTATTATACAGAATGGTGGCACACTTTATGATGTTGTTGAACTATACAGTTCTAAATCACAAAGAGATCTCAAGAAAACATTTAAAGATCTTAGAGATAGACAAGTTGCACAACAAGAACAAGCTAACCAGTTGCAACAACAACAATTGCAACAACAACAAGAACAAGCTCAAGCTACATTACAACAGCAAGCTCAACTTGCTCAAGAGCAACAAGCTCATGATGATTACCAAAAAGAACTTGATAGACTATCTAAAGAAAAGATTGCTATCATACAAGCTACAGGATTTGGTAATGTTGAAAGCGAAGATGTTAATGCTAATTCTATCCCTGATGTATTAGAAATGAGTAAACTTACACAAGCTGAAAATAAAGCTAACAAAGACTATGGATTAAAGATGGCTGATATTCAATCTAAGAATAAACAAGCTAGCGATAAAATGTCTATAGAAAAAGAGAAGTTAGCAGTGGCTAGAGAGAATATGGCAAATGACCTTGCTGTTGCAAAAGAGAATGCTAAGGGGCGTAATAACAAAAAAGGTTAAAAAAGTTCTCCTCTTCGGAGGAGTAAAAAATATTAATGCTATATTATCAACAAAATTGAACCACATCGACTGATAATGCTTTGATATTCAAAACTCTTATTATACATTTACACTAAATAAACCAAACACAAATACAACTACATATGGCTGACAATTTAGAAACTATGGGAAACTTTAGTATCCAAGATACTATGGAAATGGGGATGGGTAACCAAGAACTACTGAGTGACTTATTTTCCCCTGAGACAGCATCTTCTAATCCAGAAGATGTAACTCCTATTATCAATGAGGCTGATGCACCTGCTGCACCTGCTAAACCAGAAGTTCCAAAAGGTAAGGACATTGTTCCCCCTAAGAGCGTTGATGGTAAAACAGATGAAGAGAAACTAGAAGGTCAATCAATGATCTCTGATTTCCTAAGTGATAGCGAAGATGATGATGAGGAAGAAGCTCCAGTATCAAAAGTTGCAAAATCTGCAACAGTTGATAATGAAGAAGACAATGAACCAGAAGGAACACAGTTCACAGCTCTTGCTAATGATCTATATAAACTAGGAGTGTTTACATCTGATGATGATGAACAAGAACCAGTTTCTACAGCAGAAGAATTCTTAGAAAGATTCAATGAAGAAAAGAAAAAAGGTGCTAGTGAAATAGTACAAAACTTCATAGGACAATTTGGAGAAGATTATCAAGAAGCGTTTGATGCCATATTTGTAAAAGGAGTTGATCCAAAAGATTACTTTACTACATATAACACTGTTGTTGGATTTGCTGAGATGGATCTTTCTGATGAGACCAATCAAGTTAGAATAATGAAACAAGCTCTAACTAATCAAGGGTTTGATCCAGAAGATATAGAAACAGAAGTTGAAAGACTTAAAAACTATGGTGACTTAGAAAGCGTTGCAACTAAAAACCACAAGGTGTTAGTTAAAAAAGAAGCAGCTAAGTTACAAGAATTAGAAGCTAAATCTGCAGCTGAGCTACAACAAAAAGCTCAAGTCAGAAATCAATACATAAGCAATGTGCAATCCATCTTAAATGATAAGGTGAAAGCAAAAGAGTTTGATGGTATCCCTATCAATCCAAAATTAGCTGGCGAACTACAAGACTTCTTATTAGTAGATAAGTGGAAAACTCCATCAGGAGAAACTCTTACAGACTTTGATCGTGCTATTCTTGATATGAAAAGACCTGAGAACCACGCAATGAAAGTTAAGGTGGGACTAATTCTAAAGATGTTAGAAAAAGATCCTACATTATCAGCTATACAAAGAACAGGTGTTACGAAGAAATCTAACGAACTGTTTGGAGAAGTTGCAAGACAAGTTACCAAAGCTAAGAGCACTGGTACAGGAACAAGTAGTGTTAATACAAAATCGTGGTTTCAATAACAAATTAATAATTAATAAATTCAAATAAAATGGCAGTTCAAACAATCCCTGGGTTAACTGGTTTTACTTATGCTCGTGTAGCGTCTATGGACAAGCGTGCAGTAGGTAAACTTACAGACTCGAATCACTTGGAAAGTTTTCACTCTACTGAGCCTGCGGACTATGACAAAAAAATCATCAGTCTTTATACCCAGAGCTCATTGTATAGTAATGACTTTCTTGACATGATCAACAAAAGCACACCTTATTACATAGATAATAATAGTGATGCATGGAAATGGCAAGTATCAGTTCCTTACAAATTCCCAAAAATTATTGACATTCCTGCTTCTACGCAAGAGTTGATCGATACTGGTAAAACTGGTATTGATGGTCAAGAATTCCAATTAGTATTAGATACTAATGAGTTCTCTAAAAACGCTATCGTTTCTGTAGGTACTCGTCAGTATGGTCCACGTTTCTACGTGATCAAAGATCCTATGCCATGGAATGCAGGATATTTGTACTCATTCACTCTTGTAACTGATAATCCTACTGTTGATTTTGTTAATCCTTTATTCTTACAATATGGCATCGAACTTGAATTAGTTGATGCAGCTATTGGAGAATTTGATCAAGACTTATTAGGTCTTCCAAGATTAGGTGAGCAAATCACAATGTTCGAATCTTTAGGTTCTGGATATGGGTATGAGCACAAAATCACAGAATGGGCTGATGATAAAATGATGGTTGATGCTTCAGGTAAAGCTCTTGACATCTTGGTATATGCTCCACAAAGACGTAACCAATTACCTTTAACTCGTAATGATGTTAAATGGGAACCGTTCATTGAGTTCTGGATGCGTAAATCTATGTTGGAATTGAAAGTTAAACGTATGATCTGGGCTAAACCAGGTACAGTTAAAACTAACGGTTCTAAACAAGAAGTTAAACGTACATCTGCTGGTGTTTACCACAGAATGCGTAACAATGGTAACTTAGTACAATACAACAGAGGTGAATTCTCTGCTAACTTGATTCGTTCAGTATTTGGTGATCTTTTCTATAGAAGAGTGGATGTTAAAGACAGACGAGTTAAAATGTACACTAACGAAGCTGGATTCGATGTATTCCAACAAGCTTTGAAAACTGATGCATTAAATTCAGGTCTTACATTTATGGCAGATTCTGGAAACAGATATATGCAAGGTGAAGGACAACATATCACTTACAACTTTGCATTTGATGCAATGGTTACACGTGAGACTGGTAGAGTTGAACTTATTCACTTGAAAGAATTAGATTTACCACAAACTAACCTAGAGTTTGGACAAAACAAAAAGAGCACTCCAGTATTTATGGTGTTTGATGTTTCTCCAATGGGTGATGGTTCTATGGTGAATAACATTAGAGAAGTACGTATGAAAGGTGCTCCTTCTATGACTTGGGGTTATATTGATGGTACTCGTCACCACTTAGGTTTTGCTAAGTCTCAAGGTATGAGTTCAGCTAACAAATTCCCAGGATATGAAATTTGGATGAAAGACAGATGTGATGTTTTCATTGAAGATTTGTCAAGAACTGTGTTGATCGAGGAAATCCCACAATTCTAATAATAACAGTAGACGTACAGCTTCCCATTATAGAACAGCTTACATCTCTTTTTTCCGAGAAGAATCCCCTCACCTCCTCTCCCTCCTAGAGGGGAAGCTTCTCAAATAGAGTGTTTGAAATAGATAGTATCTAGGTTCAGGTTTCTTCGGTGAAACCACTCTACTAAATTAAACCAAATAAATTAAATTAACTACATTATGGGTAAGACTGGAAAAATCTCTACGATCAAACGTGAGTATAATAGTTCGCAATTGCAGACAATGGATAGTGGACTAGCACAAAAAGGAATGACAAGAATCCCTGGAACAGGTGTATTCAAATATCCTTACAAAGAATTAGATGGTAAGTACAGAACAGGATTAGATCCTACTGCTTCATACATCAGAAGAATTTCAGATCCTCTAGAAAAAGAGTTAGAAATCGAGAGAGTTACTAAGCTTAAAGAAAAACTTGAGTATGAGTTAGGAGATATTGATTTAGGACCTCGTTCACAATTCTGGAACTATGGACTTTCAACTTCTACAGATGATCAGACTCACGTACAATCTGTTAAATTAATGGATGGTGATAACTTCTTTGATCTATCAGTTCCTTTTCAAGAGATAGCCTTTTCATGGTTGAGAGTACATCCAACAATTGCATCAAGTCACCAAGCTTGGGAAAGAGGTGAATATCCAGCAGAGACACAGTTCTATGTTGTAGATGATGAAATTGAGAATGCAGTTATATACAAGAAAAAACAATTGATTAACAAAGCAATCGTTATGTTTGATTCAATGACTCCTGAAAAGAAAAAGAAAGTTGCAAGACTTTTAGGACTTCCAGTAACAGAAGAAACCAAAGAAGAAGTTGTTTACAATCAAGTAGATAACGTATTGAAACAAACAGAATTTAAGAATGGAAAATATTCAGGATTAAATCCAGTTGAAGTGTTCAATAGATTTGCTACAATGAAAGATGACTTACTCCATATTAAAGATTTAGTTAAACAAGCAACAGCACATTCAGTATATAGAATCAAACCTAATGGTAAGATATATGAAGGTGAATATGAAGTGGCAAAAGATGAAGATGACTTAGTTAGATTCTTAGCTGATGATGATAACCAAGATGAGTTGTTGATATTAGAAGGTAAATTAAAAACTAAAAAACTAGCTGCTATATAATGGATGAAGATATATTAAAAAATCATTTTGAAGAGCAAGGATTAGTTTCTTTAGAAGATATAGATAAATTAGTAAAACCTTTAACTAAAATTAAAAATGTATCATTTGACGAAGATGGTAAATTTATAGATGATACATTAATAGATTTTTTAAAAGAATAATAATATGATACCAGTAGATAGTTTATTATACAAAGTAGACCAAAGACTAAATAAACTATCAACTAATGAGCACCAACAGATTCAATTAGAAGACAAGATATTAGCTTTGAATGAGGCTCAGATTAAGTTGATAAAACAAAAGATTGATGGTATAAGTGTTACTAGTGGATTAGGAATGGATTCTTTTAAAAAGCGTTACGAAGATTTACAAAGCTTAGTAATGAATTATAATCACCAACCTTTAACATTAACATTAAAAGATCGTGATTTAAATCAATGGGCTGCTAACATTCATTTACTTGAACCTAAGTATATGTTTTATGTTGACAGTTATGCATTAGCTGATAAAGGTAGATGTAAAGATAGAAAGATATGGATTAACCGAGATCTTGCTAAACATGGTGATCTTCAATTTATATTAAACAATGAGCATTACAAACCTTCATTTGAATACCAAGAAACATTTAACTTCTTAGCATCGGATGAAATCTCAATTTTTACTGATGGTACCTTTACCCCTAAGAATCTACAAATAATGTATATGAGATATCCTCTTTATATTAATAAAACAGGATATATAATGTTAGATGGTAATCCATCATTTGATCAAGACTGTGAGCTTGAAACATACTTAGAAGATGAACTTCTAGATCTTACAGTTCAGAATCTAGCAATGTATACTGAAAACTCTGCTGCAGTACAAAGTGCACAGTTCAGAATACAAACAAACGAATAAACTATTAATTTAAATAAATAAACAATGGCTGATTTTTCATTAACCACGTTATTCGTGGTTCCAGTAGGGCAAGCAACGATCCCTAGCTCTGGTACGAGTTCAACACAAGACCTTACTGCAGGTATTGTGGGCATTTTTAGCAACAACTATGTTCCTGTTAATTCAGGTACAATTGCTGCTTCTCCTTATTTCTACATTGCACAAGGAAGAGAAAACACTTACCTTCAAGGTTCTAAAAGATCTGATAAGATATCAGGTAAAAACAATGCTGGTACAGGAAGTAATGTAACTGAATGGTACAAAGTAATAGGATGCCCAACTGCGGCAAACCAAATTACTGATGTAACTAACTTCTCTGCACAATGTGGTGATACAATCACACTTACACTTCGTGCTGACAGTTCTTACCTTAGAACTCTTTATTTCAACGGATTTACACGTTCAGTAACTATTCAAGCACCTTGTTGTGATTGTGGTGATGATCCATGTGTTGATGTTGATGTAAATGATTTGATTAATCAATTCATTGCAAAATTAACTGCACAAGCTCCTGGTATCAATCCTGACAACATTAGCTTGAACAACTTCTACACATTTGAAAATTTTGATGGAACTACTCTGCGTATTACAGGAAAACCTTTAACTCAATATGGACAACCATGTGATGTTGCTGCGTTCCCTTTTGAATATGACAGAATGACTTTCAGAACTTTTGTATATGCTGGTCCAGCTACCACTGCTGACTTTATTGTTGCTGATTCTTGTAACATTGTTGCTGATGCTGTTATCACACAACGTTCTTCTTATGCTTCAGGACAAGCTGCAGAATTTATTCAATTGGAGAAAAACTTCTATAGCTACCAAGCTGGTTACTTGAAACACCTTTACAGAATGAACGGTTACAATGAAAACTTTGAGTCTTATGTTTCTGCTGGTAAAACTTACAATAGCTACTATATCAAATTCAATGAGTATGATAAGTCTGCTTACCAATGGGGTGATTATATCATGGAAGATAGTACAGTAATTCTTGCAATTCCTCAAGGTGGTTCTAATCTTAGTGCTGGTTTTGAAGCTATTTTAGTAGCTGCTTTAGGAGCTGTTACAGATGATAATGATTGTGTAATCACAACCACTACTACATCAACTGCTGCTCCTAGTACAACAACAACATCTTCTACTAACATTCCTTAAGGATAAGTAGAGAATAATAAATTCCTAGTATCAAGGGGAGATGAGTTAACAAACGCTCTCTCCCCTTTTTATTAACCTTCAAAAACAAACTCATGGCAGATTTAAAATTAGACATACTTGTAGTACCTACATATAGTACATTAACACTTGGAGTGATGGACGCTTCAACCTATCCAACAGATCCACCAGATGTTGAAAGTGCAAGTATGAAAATAACTATTCCTGGATTTGGAGAAGCTCCATTATTACCGTTTGATGTAAATTCATTTAATTTATATAACTCTGGTAATCTTGGTATTACTGAAGTGGGTATTGATCAACCTCTACCTGATGGAATATACAGATTAAGATATTCTGTAGCACCTGCATATTTGAACTTTGTAGAAAGAACAATAATGCGTACAGAAAGAATACAAGAGAAGTTTGATAGAGCTTTTCTTCAATTAGATTTAATGGAATGCGATGGTGCAATTAAAACACAATCTAGTGTTACATTAAACACAATCAATTTCTTCATACAAGGAGCAATTGCTGCAGGAAATAACTGTGCAGAACATGAAGCAAATAAGTTATATAAACAAGCAGATAACATGTTAAATAGTTTTCTAAAATCTAACTGTGGTTGTTCAGGTAACAACTACCAAATAAACTTTAATTAATTATGGCACAATGTTCAAATTGTCAAGCAAATGTGGGGTGTGGATGTCAATTAAAAAATGGACTATGTGCTACGTGCGCAGCTAAAAAATAATAAATATGTTAACACCTAGATTAACTAATTGTCCTGAATGTGCAGACATTCCTAATTTATTAAAAAAGATAGATTGTAAGTTAGCAGAATATGCTAATGGTCTATACAACAATGTTGTATTTATGTTGAATCAAGTTGTTCCTGCAAGAGCAATGATTCAACTTTTGGCGTATAAAAGAATCCTTACATACAAACAATGTAATCCTGATTATTTAAGTGATTTCTGTATGGATAAGATTACAAGTAAGGTGATAAGACTAACATCAGGTTGTGACATAAAACCTATTTTTACACCAACTCCTACAACATCAACAACATCAACATCTACCACTTGTCAACCACCAACAACCACAACAACTACTACTATATGTGAAAGACCAGAAGGTTTAACTAATGGTAAGTTAATTAAAGCTTATAGAATTTATGAAGATCCTCTATCTTACTTTTATTCGGTAAGTCTTGTGGCTGCTATTGGAGCATTTCAAATTTTTCGTACAGAAACTGGTACTCAAACAGTAGACGATCATGTTCAATATTCTTCATTAACTGTTGGAGAAATAATCTATGCTCTTTGGGATAATACCAATTGTGAAGTAGTTGAAGATGGATATTATTGGTTCCAATCAAACACTGATAATTCACTAACATATTTTAATAGCGTTACTCAAATAAATGTTGTTACAGTAGTGGGTGGAGAAATAACAGCAATCACTCCATATACTTGGATTCCATAAAATATATAATTTTTTGGTTTAATTAATAAAATAAATATAATATGTTCAATTGTAATAATTGTTTTAACGGATGCACTGAAACTATTTCAGATCAGTGTGTCAAATATACAGGAATAGATGTTCCTACATTAGGTATTCAAACTGGTGATCCTTTACCAGTTATAGAAAATGCTTTAATAACATTTCTTACATCAACATTAACTGGTGTAGGAGTGAAGATAGATCTTGGTGATATAGATGTATGTACAGTGGTACAAAAATATCTTCCTACATGTGGAGAGCTAAATATATTAGAACTATCAAAAGCACTTGTACAAGCTTCTTGTGATATACAAGAACAAGTAGATGCTATTATAGCAGAACTTACTATACTAAATGCTAATTATACAATTGGATGTTTAACAGGAGTGACAAGCTCTTCAGATACACATGCTATTGTACAAGCAGTTATAACAAAACTTTGTACCATTGATACTAATCTAACAGCATTAACTACTGAAGTACATGAGCAATATGTTACAAAAGATGAACTATGTGCATCAGTTACGGAATGTATAAATGGAAGTTCTACATCATTAGCTAGTAATAAAATGCTTCCTTATTCTCCTGTTCCTTATTATGGAGATATAACAGGATTTGATGCATCTGGTGTAGGATCTGGTTATTGGGCTAGAGTGTTTATGTGTAACGGACAAAATAATACACCAGATTTAAGAGGAAGAGTTGCTGTAGGTGCTACAAATACACCTTGTGCATTTTCTTGTACACCAGCTACAATACCTAATAGTACTGGTAATCCTACATATAATAAAGGAGATATACGAGGAGATAATACTACTACATTAGGAATTACACAAATACCTAGTCATAGTCATGCTAACACTATTAGTGTAAGTTTAACAGACCCAGGGCATACACATACATTTACACATGAAAGTACTTCTGCTAATACTGGTGCTGGAATAGCAGGAGGTGCAACAACACCTGCATATACAACAACTACAAGTAGTGCTGTTACAGGAATTACATTGAGTTCTTCAATTACTAATGCAGTTATTGGAGGAAATAGTTGGCACTCAAATGTTCAACCAGGACTTGCAGTTTATTACATAATGTATATCCCAGCATAATAATATATGTCTTACCCACCTACTCCACAAAGAAAAGCTTGCGACTGTAGTGATCCTTGTATCTCTACAGATGATGTTTACTATGCTGGTCCCAATCTTCCAAACTCAGGAATCAATACTAATAACTTATTAACAGTAGTTATTGAGAAGCTAGATGCTATCTATGCTATTCCTACATTACAGAGAGTGACAGAGATGGGTAATTACACCACTCTACCAATTATTGCAGATTCATTTGTAAAGATTGGTGGAGATGGTACTAATATTTTATTGGATGATGGTACAGTGTTACCTATAGGAGATTTACCTATACCTCCAGCTCCTGGGCTACAACAAGTATTAGATGTTGATACTTATGCAGAAGTAGATGGTGGTGATAGTTATGCTGATATTCTTGGTGGAAACCCTAATAATAGGTGGCATGATTTTACTATATCAAATGGTTTAAGTGGTATTGATTATCAAAGTACTAGTATAGTTTCTGATTCTGATAATGCGTCTTTAATAAGTGTAAATGGTAATGAAACTGCAAGAATTAAAGCAACTGGAGGAAATGTAGAATTGCATAGACAAGCAAATGAAATTGGTAAAAAAACAGTAGTAACTTTTACTAGGCCTACACAAGATACTACATTAGATTTTCCTGCAAAATCTGTAGCAGGGACATACACAATAGCTACACTAGATGATATAATTGCACCTGCCTTAGTCTTTTTAGATGAAGGAAATGGAAATGGTATTGTGAGAGCAGATAGAGATCCTGCGCATTTTGGTAATATAGGATTAGATGCACTTGATTTAAGTACTTGGGATCCTGATGCACCTAATACTGGAGATTATGGAGCAATGGCAGAAGCTTCTTTTGTTTTAGGTTATGCCAATAAAGCAATTTCAGGTTACGGAACTTTTATCAATGGTTCTTTATGTTCTTCCAATGAAGATTATTTAAGTTTTATAAGTGGTTTTTATCATACTCAAACAGGATTAACTTATTCTAATTCTTTAATGGGGCAATTGCATTCTATTACTGGGGGTGCTAATGCTACTATAGTGGGACAATGTGCTAATGTTGTTACTAATGATCCTACGGATGTAAATAATGGTGGTAACACTATGTTTGCTGTTGGTAATGGTAGAGCACAAGGAGATGGAACATTACAGTCAAGAAGTACTGCATTTCAAGTGTATAAAGATGGTAGAATAATTGCTCCCACTTTAACGACTACTCTTATAACAGCAGAAGCAACAGGTAAAATATTAGTAACTAAAGAATATTTAACTAGTGTTATTAGTGGAGGAACAGTTACATCTATAGGTGTATCATCTCCATTAGTTAGTAGTACAGGAGGAGCTATAACATCATCTGGAACTATATCACTACCACAAGCTACATCTTCAGTTAGTGGGTACTTAACATCAACAGACTTTACTACATTTACAAATAAAGAGAACTCTGCAAACAAACAGAACTCATTAGCGGTAGATGGCACAGGAACTAAGTTTCCTACAGTTGATGCTGTGAATACTTTAGCAACTAGTTTATTTGAACAAGTAAATGTGATTACTACTAATACATATACTATTCAAGCTAGTGATGCTAGTAATGTAATATCATTTAATTATCCTAGTAATTCGTTTATGACAGTTACTATGCCAAATAATTCAGTTATACCTTTTCCTATAGGAACTAGAATAAAAATAAATAGAATAGCTGGAAACTGGGGAATAAATATATCTGGAACAGGAGTTAATTTCTTAAGAGGAAATCAAGTTGTACAAACTACTGGAAGTATGGATGGAGGTGGAGGAACTTCTACACTTACAAAAATAAGTACTGATAGATGGAGAATAGATGATGCACCTGCTTTTATTTTTAATTATCCTAATTGGATTCCATCTAATGGAACTATAAATGCAACTAATTTTCAAGGAGGAAATTTTAATGGTTCATTTTTTGGAGTTGGTAATCAAATGAGAATGGCCGCAGGAG